GTTTGCGCGTGCAAAGACTGCTTCAAAGGAGAATTCAGAAGCACTTGCGGGAGTCCACGCGGAATACGTCTTAACAGTTGCTGACGAAGCATCTGGTGTCCCCGAACAGATTTTCAACACCGCAGAAGGTGCATGGACAAGCGGTAACATTCTCGTCATCCTCATTTCTAACCCCACCCGTATCAACGGGTACTTCTATGACACGCACCACAAGCTATCAAGTAAGTGGCAAAACCTCACCTTCTCTTCCATTGATTCCCCAATTGTTGATAATGATTATGAGGCTCAAATTGCCGAACGTCATGGTCGGGATAGTACTGAATATGGTATCCGTGTGCTTGGTAAGTTTCCACGTGAAGACTCAATGGATGACTCCGGGTACGTGGCCCTTGTTACTGAGAAAAATATCAATGAGCAACCTGACTTTGGGGACGATATACAGTTCAAAACAACCTCAATCCTCGGCGTTGATCCAGCGGGAGATGGAGACGATAAGACCTCATGGGTCATTCGCGATCAATTTAAGGCACGCAAACTCCACGAAGAGGCTAAGTCAACTGCTAAGTCTATCGCTGAAAAGACTCTCTACTTCATTGAAAAGTATGATCTTGCCCCCCGTAATGTAGTTGTCGATAGCTTTGGTGTGGGTATGGGTGTGGGTAAAGAGATTGCAATAGCTTCAAAGGGACGTGTGAGTGTCACAATGGTCAACACCGGGGACTCTTGTGAGAATGAGTCAGATGATGAGCTATATCTTAATCAACGCGCTGAGGCCTTCTACAAGGCAAAGCAATGGCTTCAATCAGGGGGAGAGCTTGTTGAAAACAAGAACCTCAAGGAAGAACTCCTCTCAATCAAGTACAAGCGTAATCTTAAGGGTAAGATTCAGATCATGCCAAAGCTTGATATGAAGAAGAAGTACGGGAGTAAGAGTCCAAATGATGCGGATGCATTCTCGCTCACATTCTTGCGTAACATCTCAAAACTTGGTAAGGAACAGCGAGAGGCTCAAGAAAAACTCCTTAATGGACTCGCGGAAGAGAACCATGATGATCCAATCTTTCGTCCTGGAGACTACTAGTGGTATAATATTTGCATGATAGGTATTGTATTGCGAACTAATGGAAAAGATTTTGGATTCATGGCAGTTGATGGATATGAAAATGACGTCTTCTTTCATGAGCGCGATCTCCTTGGTCTAACAATTGTTGAACTAAAGCGCGGAGAAAAGCTTAGTATTTCTCGTGTTGAAGATAATATCAATGGCAAAGGCAAGTGTGCGCGCAATGTAAAACTTGCATAACGCCAAGATGTATATGATAATAATTCAATAGACGGTCCTCGTAGTTTGTAGTTGTTTAGTCAAATCCATAAATGGCAACCGACTCACTACAAAACCCTCCAGTCAATTCAAACGCAAGCCCTGTTGTCGTGCTTAATGTTGAAGCGCCAAAACTCACTGAAGCTGAAGTAGCGGAACGCTCATTCGATCTCAATAAACTATACTCAATCTCTCAGGTGCGTGAGTCCCCACAGCCTCAATTCGATGGAATGGGATACATGAAGTACAACGAAACCAATGAAATGGCTGATATTTCATTCATTCCTGCAAAGAAAAACAAGATGGACTCACGTGTTGTGTCTGGTATTACCCATGAGAAGGACTCATCTCTTCTCTCTTTGGTCCAATCATTCAATTTTGAGGGTAAGGTTCGTATCTTCTACAAGAACGAAGAGAACTATGCAGCTTCAAATGCAATGACTGCATGGGTACGCAAGACCCGCGAGCTTGAAAACTATGATGCAAAGCGCCCTCAGTACTACCGAAATATGTTTGTACAGGGTACTTCATTCGTAGAAGAAGCGTATGTAGAGCATTACGTGCCAAAGAAAGTCATCACCGGCACTATTGATCCAACCAAGCTTGAGAATGTTGACTGGGTGAATGCTGGTATGGAAAAAGTGTCTGACGGATGTGTTTCACACCTTGTTGACGGCAAGAAAGTGTTCATGGAAGATATCCGCCAGCCAAATATCCAACTCCAACCAGGTGTATACACTGTTGAATACGTACCTCGTGAGTATGTTCGCACCATATGGGGAGACTCATCCCGATGGAAGAACGTGCCATATAAGGCAACTCCCTCTGCAACTAGTGGATATGTCACACAAGGATCAATCTACTCAGACTGGACATTCTCTGAGGTTGACTACACGAAATGCGAGATCATCAAGGCGTACCGCCCATTTGAAGCGCGCTACCAGGTATACATCAATGGTGTACCAATGCTTCCAGCAGGCTTTCCTTTGAAGGCTATCTCCCCATCTGGGCTCATCCCTATTGCTAAGGGAGATCTTGACCTCATGAACATGTACGCATACTCAAAGAGTATCCCAGCTAAAACAAAGATGGATCAGGCCGTCTATGATGAGTTTATTCGTGTACTCCTCATCAAATTCCAACAATCAGCCTTTCCTCCTCGTGGAAATATGTCTGATCAAGTGCTCAGTTCAAATATCCTCATGCCAGGACGTATGAACCAGGATCTCACCCCTGATATGATCCCCTCTCTCCTTGGGGAAAACCATGGTCCAACAACAGCAGACTTCTCAATTGTGAACATGCTGAAAGAACAGATCGACTCAAAGAGCATCTCAACTCTCCTTGAAGGCAACCCAAATGGACAAGATGTCACCCTTGGACAGTACATGGATATGCAAAAGAAGCAGATGCTCAAGCTTGGAGGTATCTTTGATGCGTTTATCAACTGGGAGAAGGAAATGCTCAAACTCCGCACACTCAACCTGATTGGAAATGGTGCACAGCCTATAGGCAAGATTAAGAGTCCATATACCGGCCAAATGATCAATCAGTACCGAGATGTCTCTATGGATGATAATTTTGGTGATACAACAGGCACTCACGTGCTCAAGTTCACTGAGGATAGCAACACAGGTATCCGATCTTCAGAAGATATCGCAGCGCAAGAGCTCAAATACAAGGAAGAGACAGGGAAGGCTATCAAATATACATACATTGATCCAGGACTCCTCCGGGAAATTCTCGATGATCCAGACTACTACCTTTGCTATGAGGTGGTCCCAGTAGATAAGAACAACGACAAGCTCACCCAGGCGCTCTTTGTGGCTATGATCACTCAGGCTGCAAACATCTTTGGTATCGACTCTATGAACGTAGAAGAGCTCAAGAAACGCTATGCATCTGTTATGGGAGAAGACTTTGATGATCTATTCCTTGATCCACAGGCACTCCAAATGAAGCAACAGCAACAACAAGCTGCGGCAGTAGCTGCCGGCGCAACACCAGGAGCAACTGAAAAGGTACCGTCCCCAACAAGTTCGCTCCCCCAGGTTCAGAAAATGTTTCAATAATAAATAATTAACAAATTGAGTATGGCAATTACAAAAACAATCAAACAATGGATTTTCAAGACCTTCTTTAAGGATCGTCTTCGCTTTATTGAACAAACACTTGAAGAGAAAGCCTATTGGGAGATAAAGTATAAGGAATCTCTTGATCGTATTTCAGAAATGAAGCACATGAGCAATGCTGAAAGTGTACTCCCACGCCCTACTATGGCTGATCTTATGCGTGAAGTACTTGGCACACATGTCATGAATATTTCTCACGTAGATAAGCAAAATAAGCCACCAAGCCCACTCGACGTTCCCAAAGCTCTTAGAGATCATCGTATTGCACAACTTGCAATGGTATACAACAATGAGACATTTAACCTCTTGTGTGATTATCTTGTGGATATCCAAGGCAATTTTATCGCTCGTGAAGCAAATGGAGACGTACAAATGACGTTTGGCCGTGGCAGTATCAATGGTATTGAGACTATCCGATCAGAACTAGCAAAGGCACAAGCACTATATGAAGAGGCGACTTCGCCTCCTGAGGAGTATGACGAACATGCACCTATTTAATAATAATCACTAATATAAAAGTATGGCAAAAGAAATAGAAAACGATGATGGTACTAAAGAGACTTACTACAGCCCAGCTGAAGTAGAGGCAGCAGCAGCCGCGAAGGCAGCTGAAATTGCAACTGCAAAAGATGCTGAAATTGCAGCAACTAAGGCAGAACTCGAAAGAATCAGTGCAATCCATGGTGCTCAGTCAGATAACTTCAAGAAATATAAGGATATGACTGAAGAAGAAAAGGGCAAGCTTACCGCAAGTGAAACCGCGGAGCGTATTCGTGCAGATAAGCTCCAAGAAGACTTGGAAGCACTCAAGGGTACGATTGATGCAGATAAACAGGCGAGTGCGGCAGCTGCTAAAGAAGCTCTTATCAAGCAGTACTGTGGAGATGATAAAGATCTTCGAGCAAAGTTTGAAAAGAACATGGGCATTATTCAAGTGGACAATCTGGAAGAGAAGGCAGCAGCAGCAGCAGCTCTCACCGGCATTGCTCGTCCCGGTCAGATGAACCCACTTCACGTACACCTTATGGGTGATGCTCCTGGATTTAAGAAGGAACAAAACGAAAAGAAGGAATTTCTTGAATCTGACAAGGCAAAGGCAGCTATGGCAGCTATGGGAGATGTGCCAAAGGCTCAATAATTATTAAAATATTTAATTTAACACATATTTATGGCAAAAACAGAAGAAGAAAAAGCAATAGCAGCAGCTGAAAAGGCTGCAAAGGCACGACTAGCAGAAGAGGCACAACAGAAAGCTGAGGCAGATGCTGAGGCCGCGAAGATTAAGGCAGAGCAAGAAGCAGATCTCAATGGTCCTGAACTGACTGAAGAAGAGCTCAAGGCTCAATCAGATGCAGCTCAGGCAGCATTTGCAGCTGCACAAGCAAAGAAAAAAGATGCTGAAGGTATTGCTCCACAAGGAGAACGCATGTATTCAAAGGCTGAAATGCAAGCAATGATCAAGGCCGTTATGGATGGCAAGGATCTCGATGCTGAGGAAGAGGAAGAAGTAGCTAAGAAAAAGACTCTTCGTCTCTCACGTTTCCAGAATAAGTTCATTACAAGCCTTAAGAACATGAATACTGATGAGTACTATCCAGATGGACAGGTATACGCCTATGATGTCTATGATGAGCGATCACGTTCAAACATTGCTTGGGTAACCCTTGTATTCCAAGATGGTACTGATCTCGCAGTTCCACTTGAGACTGCTCTTCGCCGATCAAACAAGGTGAACTGTGAAATCGTTAAGATTGATGAAAAAGACAAGTCATACGACTTTGGAAAGGTTGAGAAGACAGAAGTCAAGGACTATAACGTCGAATCAACTGGGGAAATGATTAAGGCAAAAGTCACGCAAAAGGAATATACTTACCAAGTGAAGCTTCCATCTGGTGATGTAATCACCGTCGGACGGGAAGTAATCAACTGGTAGTAATGTATTTATCAACAACATAATCAAGAGTAACAACACTATGGCACCACGTAAGACACAAGAAGAGAAAGATGCTATCAAAGCCACTAAATTGGCCGAGAAAGAACAGGCTAAGGCAGCCAAAGCAGCACAAAAAACAGAAGCTAAGGCAGCTGTAAATAAAACAGATACTGTACCTTCAGTAAAAAAGCTTACTTATCAAGGACTTGAAGTCACTTCATCTGTAATCCGAGTTCGACACAATGGGCATGACTTCATTAAGTTTCGGACAGCAGATAGTCAGAAGTTTATGATTGGCGAAAAAGACGCTGATCTTATCATTGAGGCATAATTGTATGACTATACCAACCCCAGACCCAAAAAAAGAAGCTGAACTAAAGGATATCTTTAATAAGGTTATCCTTTCCGAAGGCGTAAAAGTCTCCCAAGAGGAGGGTCTTACTGATGAGCTTGAAATCATTGCTCGAACAAATGCTATCCGAGAAGATGCAATTCTTGAGACACCGGTAACTGAAGCAGGAATCAAGGTCCGAGCAATTGCAGATAAGGCGGTAAGTGATATCGAAAACGGTATTCCTAGCCCATATACTCCAAAGATAAAGTTCGACTACAATAAGCATCGAGATGAGACTGCAACCGTTGCTATTGAGCAGATTTTAAAGGAGATACTCCCAAAGTTTGATAATCTTGTTGCCCACATGACTGATGACGAGACACGCCGAGAGCTCGTTGATGAAGAGTACAGTAAGGCATCATTTGAAACCCTCCAGATTCTTACAAAGAATAATGTAGGTATTGCAGCCTTCAAATACGTCTTTGAGATGCTTCGTAATGTGGTAACTACTCTTGAACAGGATTGTATGAATCAGGTAAATGGCCACCGAACTGAGATTATGGCTCGCCTATTGCGTGCTAAGAACCCAGGCACAGGTGACTTTGACCCTTCATACGCTACTTACCAGCAAGTCGTTGATCTCGTTATGAATACTCGTGAAGAAATTCCCGGAGATATTCAAGGATATGGCGGAGGATCTGCTGAATAGTATGGATGGAGATCAAGGTCTACAACCAAAACCAAGGCCAATGACTTTCAACGAGTTGAAGAATTGTCCTCGATGTTACCGACGAGAGATGAAAAAGAGAATAAAAGTGATGATACCAGGAGTACAAGATTTATCCCCAACTGAACAAAAGTTGCAGGAAAAAAGATAAGTGGTATATACTACATTTGTTGAGTAACAATTTTCGTGTCAGGGATGACTCGCAAACGGCGCAAGCCAAACATCTACACCTCACCTCGTTGGGTTACGCCCACCATTGATCCGAAAGGATACGCAATTATGGAACAGTAAAGGCAAGAACAGAAATGTGCTTGCCTTTTTGTTGTTTAGTCCACTATTAACTAATTTTTTCAAACCATGACAGAACGAAACAATGGTACAGAAACCATCGAACCGAAGACATATGCAGCATCGCTTGCACAAGCTTCAGGATCATGGCTTATGTCAAATGGTACAGGCGAATTTATCGCTCTTACCGCTACCAACCCTGTTGCTGGACTCCTTATGGAGACTATTGCATCAACTGATCCAAACTTTGCATCAGAAAAGCTCGTAAGTGTTGATCTTGTTACTTCTACTACCGACCGTTTCACTATGGACGTTAGTGCTGGTACTGCAACAAGTGAAATGGAAGGCCTCTTCTTTGATGTTGGCTCAAACCCAGGATCACTTGATGTATCAGCTCCAGGAACTCAATTCCAGGTAACTCGATTTATTTCAGCAACTCAAGTTGAAGTTCGAGTATCTAAGTTCGCAGCCGACCTTACATAGTTAGTAATATAGCTATATTTATCAACCTTTAATCATCATTATTCACAATGAATCCTAACCAATACTACGGCGCAGAGCCGAACCCAGGAAATTCAGCACCTTTGATGGCGACCTTTACACAAAAGGAAATCTACAACCTCGTAGAGAAGTACTTTGTGGACTTCAAGGACAGTTATCCAATTGATGCTAAGCCTGTATTCATTTATCAGTCCGTTCCAATGCAAAACGGTATCATCAAGCGTTTTGATGAAAAAGACTTCTCAACTTATGCGAAGACGAAGCCAGAAGGTGCGCTCACAAAGCGTGCTAAGTACGGTATCGGCTACCACAAGGATGTGCTCATGAAGACCGTTGGTCTTGAAATGGCACTCACTGAGGAATCAATCAAGTTCAACAAGTGGGATGACGTCAAGGAAATCGGTGTAGAACTTGGTAAAACAGTTCCAAACCGCATGAACCTCGACATGACTCACTTCGCGTTCACATTCGCTCAGTCAACCTCATACGTTGATATGGACGGATTTACGATTGATGAGACGACTGGTGACGGTGTTGCACTTGCTAGTGCTTCACACACGCTCGCTCACAGCGCTTTGACTTACACGAACATCATTCCTGGTGCTCCACAGTTTTCAAAGTCTGCTTTGATCTCAGCGGAAATCATCGCTCGTAACAACACTCTCGACAACTACGGTATTCCAAAGTCTATGAAGTTCTCACACATCTGGACAACTGGTAACCCTAACACTGTTGAAAACGTGTTGCAGTTCCTGAAGTCTATCTCTGATAACACTCAGGCCAACCCAAATGTCGAAAACACATACAAGAACCGCTACAAGCTCCTTGTTCTCGAACAGATCGACACTGACGTGTTTGGTCAGCGCGATACTACAAAGAGTAACTGGTGGGGTACTGGTGCCTTTGAAGGCGATGTGAAAGGCAAGCGCTTTACAGCAATTTATGCTGAATGGGAAGCTGCACACATGAAGCCAGCTCCAACTTCTGACAACAATGCTAACGACTTTAGTCGAGACATTCAGAAGTACGGAACTCGTGGACGTTACAACGTTTGTGCCCTCAACGGTATGGGTATTACGTACTCATTCGCAGTCTAGTTCTAGTATTTATAAATTCAGCCCTTCGGGGTTGAATCCCGCTCCCGACTGCCATACTCAGTCAGGGGTGAGGTCCAACCCCGAAGAGCACCTTAAACAACCATATGACATTCATTCAATATCGACGAAATGTTACTTGGGATGTCACGCTCGAACTTATTGGTTACGGCGAAAACGGCCTTGTCGTTGATGCTGTCAAGAAGACGACTGGTGCTCCTAATACAAACGCAGGTAAATTTATTCCTGGCGCACAAATTACAAACAAGATAGACGCAACTGTGTACTTAAACACTGGATCAACCGCTTCTCCTGTTTGGACACTCTGGAGTCCTGGTGTTACTGGTTCAACACGACAAGTTGTCGCAAAGACCAATGGCACTACACCTGTAAACGTATTTGCAAACCCTTCTGGTGTTGCAGGTACTATCCTTTCAGTGTCTGTCACTGCATTGGATGCTACAGCTGGAAACATCGTAGTAAAAGACACTGCTGGAACAGTTGCTACTGTAGCAAAGGGAACCACTGTTGGTGTTACAACTGGTGCTACCACTATCGCAAACCCAGGATTTACTGCTGCTGGTATCCTTACCGTTGAATCCTCATCGGCTGGAAACGCAGTTGTAACAATCACCTACACGCAAGCGTAGTACTCACTCAGCTCCTTAGAACCCTCTAGGGGGTTGGAATGAGCATTATCAATCAATTTATTATTCTCTATGCCCCCATACAATGATTATCGCTACATGCCAATCCGAGACGCCGCTATTCTCACGACTAGTTATGTCGCAGGAAATGTTATTGGCGTAAAAGCACCACCATACATGGCTGGCCCCGTTGGACTCTACAACCAACTCATCCTCTATGTAGACTTTACGAAAGGAAGTCTTACTACTGCTGAACTTCTTATTGAGTTTAGTGATAACCAAACCGATTGGTATCAAGAAACTGTTGATGATATCGCAGCAGCAACAGGTATTATTACTGAACATAATGCAGTACGTACCCTTACAGCAACTGGTAAATATCGTATTCCAATCAAGATCAATGATCAGTTTATCCGTGTCTCTATCAAGGGAACCGGTACAGTAACTAGTTCTTCCGTAGCAATTAACGCCATCATAGGCAACAATTAACTATGACTGAAGCAGACCTCAAACAATTAAAGTCCAATATCCAGAAGCTGGAAGAGAAAAAAGCATTACTTCATGCTGATATTTCACAGTACGGGAAGGATCTTGAGGTACTTCAAGACAATGTAGTCAAAGCCGAGGCTCTCCATACCGATATTGATGCTCTTAAGAAGGAAATTGAGGTGTTGGAAGGCATTAAGAAAGATCTTCAAGCCTCTCAAAAGGAATTTACTGCTCTTGAAAAGATAAAAGAACAGGTACAAAATCAAGTTACTGGATATCAGGCTACGATTGCAGATATTGAAGCAAAAAATACTGAACTTATTACTAAAAATTCGGAGCTTTCGACTCTCAATGAGAAGATTGCAGTATCTGTTACCAAACTTACCGAGGTACAAGAGGCTATCAAAGAAGGTAAAGCACTTATTGCAAGCAATGAGGCGAAGATACGGGATCAACAAGTTGTGTTTCAAACTGAAAATGCAGCTCTTGATGCAACACATAGATCAAATATTGTCGCTAGGCAGTCAGAACTCAATGCAATAGTGCAATCTATCGTTACCAAGACGTCTGAAAAGGCTGCTATTGATACTTTGATTACACAAACGACTTCTGATCTGATGCAACTAGAAAAGAAGCTCTTAGATCGAAAAGAAGAGTACACAATAATTGATCAGACATATGATATCAAGGCTACTGAAAAGGAAGCAGTCTTTATTGCACGAGAAAAAGAACTTACCGATCGAGAACTCTCACTCAATGAACGTGAAGGTAACATTTCACTTAAGGATTCAGTACTCGATCAGAAACGTAGATCTCTTGAGGCTATGAAAATGCGCCTTGAGAAGGAAAAGGGTACAACTATTAACATAGAAATATAGTAATCGTATGGCTGGATTCTATAATGAGTTTGATCAGGACGGCACGGGCGGAGGGGTATATGATCTTGCATCCCCTACTAATATAACCGTTGGTGGTATTCCATCCGGAACAGACTTAACGGGAATGACTTGGCAGGAGATTATTCAAATGTTGACTATTACATATCTAGCCCCTCTCGCCTCTCTAACCGGTGGCGGAATACGTGAATTTGGTGCATCTCCGGATGTAACACTTTCTTGGATTGCTACTAAAAGAAGTAGAACTATTACTGGTATCACTGTAAATGGTACACCTATAGTCCCTACTGGTAGTACCCAATCAGGTACTGAACCTGCTACCGCAACTCAAAATGTAGATACAACTTTCTCAATGTCAGTTACCGATGGAATAACAACTGCTACCGCAACGACTTCAGTTGTCTGGGAATTTAGGAAATATGTTGGGGTAGATTCCCACGTGACCCTTAATGAGTCTCAAATAGAATCTCTATCATTAAGTAATAATCTTGCCACAACCTTAAATGGTACATATTCATTCGTACCATCAGCAACTTATAAGTACTTCTGTTGCCCAGATTCATTTCCAACACCAACAGCAACTACTGGATTCAAGGATGCTACTACACTTCTTCCAATAGGAATGGCTACCATTTTAGATGATCCATTTTATTCAAACAGCTCAAATGGTTGGTCGTATGGTCTTGTATCAGTGACAAATACCTATGGAGTGACAACAAATTATCGAGTGTACCGTTCAAAGAATGTGCTTAATGGATCAATTGATATAACAGTTTCATAACATGTCAGCATACCCAGCATCATCAATCCCCCTATCCTCAAACATCGGAACGACAGATATTGCCGATGTTTTTCCAACCCATCTTGATTTCCTGGGACGTGGTGGATTTCGGGCAGTTGCAGACAATACAGAGCGCGACGCGATCACGACTGAGCGCCGATCGTTTGGAATGCTAGTGGGTACACAGGATCAAAATCCAGCAGTTGTATATCAACTTTGTAACATTGCCATGGGCGGTGTATCGGATGACTTATTTGATAATGCAAACTGGATTGTGTTTGCTATTGCAGGTCCATCTGGAGGTCTTCAAAAAGAAACTCCATCAGGAACAATCAACGATAGTAATGTCACATTTACTGTAGCAAATGAACCATTTTTTATAAACGTGAATGGAGGTATCTATGAGGTTGGTGATGGTATCTATTTATCATATTCTTCTGGTACAATTACATTAGCAGCACCTGTCGGCACTGGTGGATTTATTAAAAGCTACTATCAATAGTATATGAACAAATTATTCAAAAAAATATTTATCCCGCTCGTATTTAGTTTAGTAGCTTTTTCTGGAGTTGCACATGCCGCTTTTACCGTATTTCAAGGAGGAACAGGTCGCGATACTCTTACATCAAATCGTATACTTGTTGGTAATGGTGGATCTGCTGTTCAACTCGTTACTGTAGGGTCTGGACTTTCTCTTAGTGCTGGTACACTTTCGGCAACAAGTAGTGGCGTATCTCTTATCGGATCGACATCTGGACTTCTATCAAACCCTACTCCTGGTTCATCATCAGAAACATGGCTTGGTGCAAATGCTGGGATAGGTGGTTCTAATGTTGGAACTGTATCTATTGGAGGAAGTGCTGGATTTGGGAATACAGGTAGTGATTATGCCGTATCTCTTGGATTTGGAGCTGGTACGAGTGCCACGGGATCATATCAAACAATCAACCTTGGTCCTGGAACTGGTCAATCAGCAATAAACTCAGTAAATAATGTGTTTATTGGTTCTATTGCTGCCGCTTATACAAATGGTATTTTTGATTCAATTTTCATTGGACATAATACAGGTACATCTAATATTGGTCCTAGTACTCCTATTCATGCGGCGAATTCTATCTTTATTGGTGCAAATGCTGGTCTTGATGATACGGTAGATAACCGAACAAACGATGTTGGGTCTATTCTCATTGGTGCATGGACAAATACAGGAGGATTTACTAACTCCATTCTTATTGGTAATGGTGACTTTGCAACAGGTGTAGCTATTTCAAATACAAAAAATAATCAGTTTATGATTGCTCCTGGGATACGATATACCCAATGGCGTGGCATAGATTATGAATTTCCAACTGCTCAAGCTGCGGGTTCAAACTACGCATTGGTAAATGATGGTACGGGTATATTATCGTGGGCACCATCATCTGGTTTAACAATACAAACAAATGGTACTAATAACGGTTCACAGTCGTTGCTCAATCTCGCTGCTGGAACTGGAATTACACTTACCGACAACGGAACTGGTACAGTAACTATTGATTCTAGTGGTAGTGGAGGAACTACTATTTATACAGGAGATGGAACAGTCAGTGGTCCTCGTATTGTTTCATATGGCGATAACTTATGGTTTTTTGATAGTGCAACAAATAAAACTGGATTATATTTAAGTCCTGGAACTCTTACATCTACCCTCGGTGATGTATCAGGGGGCACATATCTTACCGTAGATAACAATAATAATACCGTTGGAATTTTTGCTGGTAGTCTCTATATTCCTGGCGGAGCTACTGCTGGATATGTTCTTACTTCCGATGCTTCAGGTATTGCTTCTTGGGCACCTGCTTCAGGTGGTGGTTCTTCCCCATATTCAGTAGTAAATAGTACGTCTATCTTCTCTACAGGTCTTGTAGGGACAGGTAGTGGCTCTATAGCAATTGAATCCTTTATGACTGGTACAAACGCTGGTAATGGGGCAACAAACGCTGATAATAGCAATTTCTTAGGTCAAAATGCAGGTAAGAGTGCAACGGCAGCCCTTGGTTCAAACTTCCTTGGATTAAATGCTGGTAATTCAGCTACCAATGCAGCATATTCAAACTTCCTTGGTTATCATGCAGGTGATGGGGCAACAAACGCATCAGGCTCTAACTTCTTTGGATTTAATGCTGGTTTTGGTGCTACAGGAGCAAGTGATTCATTCTTTATGGGGAACTCTGCTGGATACTTAGCTACAGGCTCTTCAAACTCTGTTTTTATCGGTGCTGGCTCTGGCAATACAACAACACTTGCAAACTACTCAACATTCGTAGGTGATTCATCAGGATATCAAGCTACAAATGCTCAATTCTCAAGTTTCATAGGTTCTAGTGCTGGATATCAGGCAAGTAGTGCTGCAAACTCTAACTTTTTTGGTACTGCTGCTGGTCAAGGTGCTACAAATGCAGACCATTCAGTTTTTCTTGGAGATTCCGTAGGTGTTAGTGCAACAAATGCAAATCAATCAATCTTTATTGGTTCAAACACTGGTACAAGTGCTACAAATGCTTCAAACGCAATCTTTATTGGGCAATCTGCTGGTTTTGGCGATACAGTAAATAACACAGGTAATCCAGATGACGGGTCAATTATTATTGGAGCATATGCAAATACTGGTGGATTCTCAAATAGTGTTGTACTTGGATCTGGTACATCTGCCACATCTATAAATAATACAAAGGCAAATCAGTTTTTACTTTCTCCAAATCTCCTTTATACACAATGGAGAGGTATAGATTATGAGTTTCCATCTGCACAGGCTGCTGGTGCTGGATACGTTCTTTCAAATAACGGCTCAGGCGTGCTTTCATGGGTACCAGGTGGAGGAGGTTCAGGTACAGTCACTTCAATCACTGCGGGTACAAACCTCACAGGGGGTACGATAACCACATCTGGTACGATAAACCTCGACACAACACTCACAGGTCTTACTAGTGTATCGTCTACTACTTTTGTAGGAGCACTCACTGGTACAGCGAGTGGTAATGAACTTCCTCTTACATTCTCAACAGGGCTTACCCGCGCAACAAATACAATTACCTCTAACCTTTCTACAGGTATTTCAGGAGGGCAGTCAGTCATTGGTGGTACTGCATCAGGAAATAATCTTACACTTTCATCAACATCAAATGCTACAAAGGGAAAGATAAACTTTGGTACATCAAACTATGATGAAGCTCTTAATCAGCTCAATATCACAAACTCTTCACAGGATACATGGGTAACTGCTACGGGTAACATTAACTCATCATTCCAAGCGAATATTCAAAATACAAACTCTGGTGCTTCTGCTTCGGGTGATTTCGTTATCACTGCAAATAATGGAACATCAACAACACACTACCTTGATTTGGGTATGAACTCATCTGGGGGGGGTCTTTCTCCATTTACAACTGCAAATGAAACATACTTATATTCTATTGACGATACTCTTAACTTTGGTGCTCTTGGTGCGTCATCTCAAATCAAATTCTTCACTACGGGGGGTACATCTCCTGTACAACGAGCCGTAATTGATAATGCAGGGTTTTTTGGTATCAACGAAACAACCCCAACGGCATTTCTGCAAATTACTCGAAATTCTATCGGCTCTACTCTAAGTGATGCATATGGTATTTTGCTTAAAAATGGTACCGCAGCAGCAGCAGGGGCGCAGCAAGAATCACCTGCAATAGTATTTGCTGGTAATGGATGGAAGACAACAGCTACCGCAGCATCACAGGACGTTCGTTTTCGACTTTCGACAACTCCTGTACAAGGAACAACTGCTCCAACAGGGTTATTTACCCTTGAGAACTCAATCAATGCTGGTGCATATACTACTGCCAATACATTTAGCTCAATCGGGACTATTGGATTTGGTGCAAACTCTGGTATGGGTATTGGTTCTACTCTTGCAAACACTACATTCTCTTCAGGTGGTGGTGGAATGCTCTTACAAGCTGCGGTAGGTAGTACGACAAACCTCAACAACTTTACATTCCAAAGTGCAAACGCTCGAACTACAACAAGTGGAGAAGCATCAGGGATTATGAATATGGTGTCGTTTGCACCAACTTCTGGTACCGCAGTATTTAATGGGTACACTCTTAACATGACAGTCAACCAGACTGGTGTAACAGGGTCGCCTATCACTCGTGGTATTTATATCAATCCTACACTTACATCTGCCTCAGACTTCCGCGCACTTGAAATTACCGCAGGTAAAATGCAACTCCCTTCAACAGTAACAGCGACAGGTACAACAGGAAATCAGACTATCAACAAGATGACTGGTACAGTCAATGTGGCAGCAGCAGGAACTACGATAACTGTTACTAATAGTCTCGTAGGAACATCAAGTATTATTAGTGTTACAGCACGTACAAATGATGCTACCTGTTCCGTAAAAAACTATGTACCAGCGTCAGGATCATTTGTTATTAACATGACGGCGGCATGTACAGCAGAAACGTCAGTAGGATTTATGGTAGTCAACTAAACATATGAAAAATATACTCACATACATTGCAATAACTCTCCTAACGTTCCTAGTTCCGATAACAACCCTAGGTGCAAACTATACATTCTCTCCTTCTACAGCAACCTCATACATTGCAGCAGATGCGCAATATATCCCATCTCCATGGTTGCAAGACCCTTCTGCTACCGATCAGTTTTCTGTAGTTGCAGATGGTTCTCAAACGGTAAGTGGATCTACTCTTATTCAGACAGTAAGAGACGGTTGGCGTTGGATTCAGCTCGGTAATCCTTCCTCAATAAAAGGATATGCACGAACTGAAGTTGCGCTTACCCGACAGATTGCTACTGGTAATCCATTCATTCCAGGACAACTCGCGACTATTGATTGGACGGGATACTATACAACACCTCTTCCTCCTGTAGTAACAGGTGGATATCTCGTAACACCTGGGCAAATTCATGATAATACTCCTCTCTCCCCTCATTACACACTTAGTCTTAATAGTGGTACTGGGGTACTTTATATTGAGATTCATAACCTCGATAACTCATTCAAGAGTAGAACTCCCATCTATACGTTTAATCAAATGGTCAATACATCCACTCAAATTGTCATGTATTACAAGCCAAATACCGCAATTGGGGTATCAGATGGGTCTTTTACCATTGCAGTTAATGGTCGCCTTATCTTCTCAGAAGCAGGGCAAGAAAACTCAACAGATCCAGGACACGACTACTCAAAGTTTGGTATCTACGACTTTGGAAAAGCGATTGTTGACCCCGCTAATCCTGGTAGGGGGCAATCGTTGAGTATGGTTACAACAAATTATCAAGTAAGCAATTAAATTTATGGAAGACCAAATTACATTTACACCAGATATGACAACAGGAGAAATGGTTGAAACAGTACAGCCAGCAGCTATACAAACTCGCCATCTACCAAGGTACTATTTGGATACTATCAATGAAAATCGACAATACATTCAGGATGATGTGGTACGCCACGCTTCCAATGTGGCAAATTTTCAAGCAGTGATTGATAAAAACCAGGCAGCGCTCGATGCCTGTATAGCAGCTGGTTTACCAGACCCACGAGTATAGCTATGAATCATAGTCTCACTAAAATATCTTTCATCATTCTTGCCGTGTTTTTTATAGCAAAGGTTTCAATATTGATATATGCTTATAGAGAGATAAAAGATCGAAGAAACTGTATAGATTTTCCTTCTCAGGTGTATGCTCAAAAGATATATGAACAAGATAGAGGAGCATGGTCAAAGTTAGATGGAGACAACGACGGATTAGCATGTGAGGCACTTAAACGAAAAGTAATATGACGGAACAAACACACACAAAGGTAAACATAAAAAACAATTTCTTCGATACAATCACTTCAAAGTGGCCTATTGTTATGGCCTTCTTTACGCTCGCAATATCACTAGCAGGACTCTTCTTCCGTGTAAGTACATCGGAAGCTCAAATTTCTGAAAACAAGAGTGATATCCGGGATCTCACGACTCGTGTCAACTCAGTAGAGGGAGACATAAAAGCTATCCGAGAAGGTGTAGATTTCCTTAAACAAAGAGCACAATAATATGATTTCACGATACAACATAGACAGACTTAAAAAAGATGTTTCAAGAAAGCTCCATGGTGCTGGCTTTTCAGTATCAAGTGATTTTTACGGGTCAGTTGATGAAGGCCGTCGTGAACTCATTAGTAAAGTAAAACCAAGAGAGTTAAAGCGCATTGCATACATTGAGAATGCTCTATACGATCAGGTAGATCGCTACGCGGTACCAGGAGATATGCAATATGAGAATGTGAATGATATCCGTATGCTTGCCTCACGACGCAATTTAGATACCTTAGAGCGACCATTAGAGATGGTGTATGAGAAGCGGTTTGATCAGAAGCGTCAGAACGCTGCAAATGTATTCACTATCAATTACTCAAACGGAGTAAAGTACATGAAGATTAACCATCCTCGCGGTCTTAAACAGTGCCAACACCTTGTTATTCAAGATTTTGAAAGCCTTAATGCTAATGGGACATTTAACGTAGGGGGTAACATCGGGAACCTTACACTTGATCGCCTTGATCACATTACAGGAAAAGCATCCCTTCGTTTTGACATAGATGCCTCAAGTACAAGTGGATTCATTGAAAACTTCACTATGCAGCCAGTGGATATCACGGAATTTATGCAATTGGGAGCTATTTTTACATGGCTTGAGCTCACAAAAATCAATGTACTTACTTCGGCAACACTCCGGTTCGGATCGTCTTTGACTGATTATTACGAGTTCGCAGTCAATCAACCTCATGATGGAAATGAATTTATCCCAGAATGGAATCTTCTCCGATTCCCCCTAGAAGGCCTCACACAGGTTGGATTTCCTAATATCAAGAAAATCTCCTACTTCCGCCTTGAGCTCACTACTACGGGCACTGAGCCAATGATAGGGTGCCATATAGATAACATTGTGGCACGTAAGGGTGTTGTATATCAAGTAAACTATAACTCCGCATTTATGATTGCCGATGAGTTTAATCAGGCATGGAAGCAGTTTGCCAACAAAAATACTGATGTTATCGTTGCAGAAGAAGATACATACCAACTCCTCCTCCTTGAGACAACAAAGGTTGTGATGCAGGGATCATATGACAATACAAATAAAAGTCAGGATGATATTGCTAAAATAGATAACCAATTGAAAGAAAAATACGTCCAGTACAAGCGTAACCATAAACAAGATGCTATTGAGGCATATGACTCGCTCTATATTTTTGGAGATGCGTATTCAGGGTACACTGATACTCCTATGAATAGGTATGAATCTGGTCACTGGAACGATGATGACAACAACGATAATGAGTAACTATCATGGCATCCAATAGACTACAACTTCAACAACTCACCGATGAACCTCGAAAGCTTTCCATGAATTGGGCGGGGTATGTAAACTTTACAGATAAAACACTGTTACCTTCAAATGTACTTACTTTCCCCACAAAAAACTGTTTTATTCCGAGTAGGGATAAAGTGGTTGTTCGACAGGGATCAAAACTACTTGGAGAACCACCGCTTTCTGTAACAAATAAACCAATTATTGGAAACCATAAGAAGTTTGCAACAGTATCAGGCTACGTTGTTGAGGTACGTGTGACACAGGCCTTTGATGCCGACAATTTTGACATAATGGAGGTTCTTTTTCTTAATCCAACGACTCTCCGGTATGAATGGTTTACATTACAAGATTTAGAGGAAAACTCAGGTGGTCAAAGGTATTATTTTACTGAATGGTGGGATGAAGCTGAAAATATTGGCCGGCTTATAGCAGTAAATGGATCTCATAGAGCAATTACATGGTCCGGTGGCATTGCTCAAATATCAGCAGTAACCGGGTCAACGGTGAGTATTGCTTCTGGTACATGGGATGCACTTGGTTTTAGAAATGGTGCTGGTATTACAGTCAATGGAACTTCCTACACTATCCTAAGTGGCGTATCAACAAATACCCTCACACTTACTACCACATCCGGAATATCAGTTGGTGATATCGCTACCGACATTCTCTCGGTTGGTGTGCTTGTAGATCCAGAGGGAAATAACATAAATGCAGATTACGTTGAAACGATTAAAAACCATGTATGCTATGGAAACTTTAAGAATCGGACTCTGTGGGGATCAAGTGCTTTTGATATCGTAGCTACTGCTATAGTAACTAATGTCCATACTTCAACAAACGATCTCGTAATCACAAATGCAGATAACTATAATGAGACAACTGCCCATTCAGTAAAAATACAGATCAGTAAGGCAACTCCAGCATCAACAAGGGATTATTCAGGTTCAACTCCTACAAGTAACGTACCAGAATACGATAATGCTATTTTCGGCGGAACTTTTAATGGTCCAATCCGTGACACCATGACAGCGGTTGTTCTTAGTGGAGGTGATGATGTAAATGTTTTTCTTAATGGGAGTTTATTGGGCACCTTTACTATGTCAGCTCATGACGTAAATTCCCCTATTACATTTGGTAATGGTGTGGAACTATACTGGGCTCCATTTCCTTCAGGTACCCATGAGCCAGGAGATGGTTGGCAATATGTTATTGGAGGTGAAGAAGAATATGACTGGTATGTTGATAACGTGTTACAAACTACCGGCAATCTACTCAGTGATGGTCTCACTGCTTTTAATGTTGATTTTAGTTGGATAACCTCTTCATTTACTCATGCAGTAGGAGATTTTTGGGTTATTTCACTTGAGCCAGAGGTCCGTGATGCATATAGAAACTTTTACTACTCAGTACCTTCTCGAAAACCAGGACAAGGATTCAAAGTTACGCTCCCTTCAAACTTCTGGACAATGATTGTTCAGGAAGATGTTTTATATGTAAACGTCCAATCTGGAAAGTGGATATATCTTGAGCTTATCCTTTCAGCAGACTTGCTTTCTGAAAAAGTAAGCGTAGAACCTCTCAAGAGTAATAATACCCTACGGGCAATATATCCTTATATGATAGGCCATTTCGGTGACTATATCGGATTCGTTACCACGAATAAGATTCTCAAACTGATTGGACGTAAGAAATTCCTCCAACTTCCACAGTCAGCAAACCTCTCTGATCCCGTTCGACTCGATTTCATTTCGTGCTCATTTGAAAATGGAAGTATGGAAGAATGGGATGATAAATGGTTTATCTCTTCTCCTAATGAGCAAAAACTTCTGTGTTTTGACAATGCGAAAAAGTACTGGCAGCCACCACAAGAAATACCAGAATGTGGAATGTTGAGTGTAGTCAATTTAAGTACTGATTTTGTTAATCATAGAAGAGGCTTCTATTGGAATAATTCCCAAGAACCGAGTCCTGGCAGTAGTGACTATCTGATTGCTCATTCAGATATTAGAAATCTCACAAATACGTTGTTTGTCGGGACAAATGATAATGGAAATGCTTTTCAGGTGCGTATGCGTACTGGGTATTTGTCTTACTCAAGCCGCTGGGCAACCTCTGAATACACCATGACGTTTATTGAGGGATATATGCAATCACTCTTTAATATCCATATGACTATACTTGCCGGTATTGAAGGAGGTGAGGGTATGTGGACACACCTTGTAGTACCGAAATTCTATCAAGGGAAGGATCGATCCGTACTTGGAGGAGGCTCACTTGCGAGTCACGAGCTTGGAAGTGATACACCATTTAATAAAACATACTTCCGAGAGATATATCCTAAACCACCACAAGAGTTTTATTTCGCAGCAATCGACCTCTACTGCAATGATTTAGATCAAACGTGGTCATTGTTGGGGGTAGGAATGAACGCGGTTGACTCACGAACGAACAATGAAAGCCTACTTAATGTACAAGAAGACTAATATTTAATAGAATATAAACAACACCATGGCAACTATCGTCACCACATCATATAAAAATCCAGGAACAGTCATTGCAAACGGTCAAACAACCGGCAATGGGTGGTCAAACCCAAACAACATCCTCATCGTTGATGAAGCAGTTGCAGAGTCAAATCCTTCTGCGGCTTCAGATATCATCATTGGTAACTATCCTTTTTCAGTACCAACAAATGCTATTGTTACTGGTATTTCATTCCGTATCCGTGCGTATCGTGGAGCTCAAGTATCTCCAGACCCTACAATTACTATCTATGCGGTAAACAATGAGACTGGTGAAGATGTGTTCACACCGTACACTACTCCTCTTACTGGACTTACCCCAGATATTGAATGGTACGACCTTGGTGGTCCAACCTATTTGTTTGGTGAGACATGGACAGCTGAACAAATCAATAACCTTAAGATCCAATTGGTAGCGAACGCTGATATCTATGTAGATGCAGTACCTGCTCGCGTTTCATACTATGTACCAGATCCTTCTCCAATACCTGATCCAGTTGGGGAAAACGGGGATAACTGTAACTCACAAGTACAGGCACTCCCGTTCTCACTTAAGCTTCCATTTAATGCCGGAGATACTGTGGTGTATTTCAATAGTTTCAACCTTCCAAATGGTCAGCCAATCGAAAATACTGATCTCGGAGACTTTGGTGGGGCATTTGCCTTTACCGTAGAGCCTGGCGTAGCTGCTGGAAATGGAAATAGTTTTATGGAAAACTTTGCTGCTATTAAGGCTGATGTGCAGGATGTAGAAAATGCAGTCAAATTTGATGTGCTATTCCGTGGTATCGACTTCGTAACACCCTTTGGTCCCAAGGTAGAAAATCAATCAAACCACGGTGCTACTTCTGAGGTTATCCTTACCAACAACGGGTACTATGAAGACCGATGGCTCAAAAAGTGCCACATTGGCGTTCTTGTTTCAGCACCTATTACTACTCAGGATGAGGGGGTAAATGTAAACACAGCTACTGAGAAGTTTAACTTCATTGGTCCCAATGTACAGGCAACCCAAGATGGTGTTGATCCAACAAAGGTAAATATCACTATTCTTAGCACCTCTACTATCACTACACCTACAAAAGAGGATGATGGAGTAGGTACAACTGGCCTTACGCAAGCTACAACCCTCACGATCCCACGTACTATCGTGGACGCAAACTACCTCCGAGTATGGATATCAACTGAAGATAACGCAATTACGAGCGTTACCGATAATGGAAATGCGATGACACTTATTGTAAGTGAGTCAAATACTCCAGAAAACATGAAGGTAGCACTGTATGGCATTACCAATCCTACAGTAGGGACACATGACATAGTCGTTACCATGGGCGTTAGTTCATATATTACGGCTGGATTTATCTCTTTCCTCGATGTAGATACAACAAGTCCAACTGACGGGGTATCTTCTGGAGCAATTGGATCAAGTACAGCACCTTCCGATACTGTTACCCCTACTATCAATAACACTGTTTTACAGGACGTAGTTGGTACAAAATCAAACCCAACAACATTTACTCAATCAGATCCATGGTCTGTAGTGAGTCAACAAGCAAGTAGCGCTACTCGACTAGGTGCTTCAAGTCTCCGTACCGTTCTTATCCCAGGTGCTATAACTGATACATACACGATCAGTCCAAGTGGTCCATGGGCAATGATTATTGCTGGAGTTCGGGGTGTTGTTGAGACTGTTTCTGCTACTGTACTTACAGACAATGACACAATTGAAGGTGATGGTACTACCGGAAATGAAATTACACTCAAAAAGGTATATACCGATGCAACACTTACTGGTCTCGGTACGGCGGCAAGCCCTCTTTCTGTAGTTGGAGGTGGATCTACAGGTGGTTCTGTAGTAGGTTCTTCTCTGGCGGTTGAACAGACAGTCGGAGGAATACCATCACTCTACAATTCTGCTCTTAATGTTAAGGCTTCTGCGATTACTACATCTCAAAGTGGCTCGGTGTTATTCACATATCAAAACAATACACTTGTACGTTTTGAACGTGATGCGGGAACAGGTCTATTTGTTAGAACGCATGGTGTTAGTACTACCACATCAGGAGGTGGAGACAACTACCGTGGAGGTATTGCCTATGATGAGACTAATAACTTTGTCTATGTACGAGGTGACAATGCGAGCTTCCAACGATACGACGCAGACGACCTAACAGGATACACTGCTCTTACAGGTACATTCCCTGGAGAGGATGGGGTATGTACAGGAGGCTCAAATACTGTCTTTGGATCATACTCAGCAACAGGTCCTATATATGGAATTAAGCGCTACACAATATCAGGGACAGTTGTTACCGATGCAGCAACGCTCACGGGTGCGTCATTTACTGACGACATCGTGGGTCTTGGATTTGATACTACATTAAGTACCCTGTACGTCATAACATCTGCAAATATCGTACAAGCGTATGAGTATGCAGCGGATGTACTCACTTTTATTGATGAAAAGGATTATTCTGTCAATGCTCTTTCAACTCAAATTGGAGATCCAACACCAAGTAATGTGATGAACGGCCTACCGTATGGTATCGGCTTCTTCAATAGCAACACCATTTACTTGTCGTATGAGTTTTCTACTGCATGGACAGAGGGTGGTACAGGAAGTGATAACTCTGCAAACAGTAGTATTCTCCTTAAAGCATTTACACGTCCTGAAGACGCTCCCACCCCTTCGGCATCAACACGTGTCACCTTTACAGCAATTGCGGGGGAGGATATTGATGGGTCAACAGAACCAAAAGCAGTTTTCATCGGATACCAAGCAAACCAACAAGTCACGCAAGTTGCTACTGCGGCTGCAAACCCATTCAGCAATACATATGATGTACTCGACTACTCAAGTGGTATTTCTGGACATCCACAAGATGCAAACGGTAGAAGATTTGCATGGCAACTTACTCCTTCTCATGACATGACCATCAATACTCTTGATATGATTGGTGACGGTGCAAGTGGTGTACATGGTGTTCTTACAGTCAAATTCGATACCGACAATACTGGAGAACCAAGCGGATCTCCGTTCTACACAGTTGTTACGCCAAGTCATCTATTTGCAATCAACGACAACGACACGGTATTTCGATTTGCTGATTCAGTCCAATTGCAAGGAGGAGTCACATACTGGTTGGATATTACATATTCAATGGATAGTACCTACACTCCAGCGACATCGTCACCAAATCAGACAACCATGCTTGAGTATGTGACTGGCGCGTGGACAACGGTTGCATTTAATAGTTTTGACATAACATTGAACTTTGTCCCATTCTCAGAGCAGGTATACCAATCTCTCACTGAACCAAGTGGTGGTGGAGCTAGTTCAGGTATATATGGCCGCTCACGCTTCATCGGATTTACTACCGACACCGTTTCAAAGGGTGATACTGTTACAATCATCCATGACGGACTTGTACCTGGATTTACAAGTCTTGGATCTGTAGAAGAAGGAAAGCTGTATCTTTCAAGTACAACTCCTGGTGTGGTAGTACCTGACAGTGGAACAACTATCATTGGCCATCAGATTGATGGAACGTCTCTTACAATTGCTCGTAATAGCAGCCCATACCAATAATCTATATGCAGTACACTCCAATCACAGACCCGAATGCAACACCTCAGTATGGCCAAAGTGGTCCACAAGTAATTACAGCTCAAGCAAAATATAACCAGGATAACGCCGATGGTATCAAAAACGGTACCGTTACCCCTCTTGCAACAGATGGTATGTATGGTCCAAAGACTCAGGCTGCACTTTTAGGAGATCGACAAATGGTAAATGACAGTAGTAAGGCAATGTCTGGCTACAATAATGCATCTCTCGCCCTCGATCAACACCTTGCCGGCCTTGCCACTCCAACTACGCCTACAGACGCCAAGAAGACCACTACTGATAGTAAAGATATCAATGCAGGAAACTACTCAGATGCATATACACAAGGCTTACAAGGTATCTCAGACCGTTCTAATGCATCTACAAAAAGCATGATTGCCACTCTTCAGGCTCAACATCAAAATGAAGTAAATGCTATTGATAAGAATTACGACCTCTACTCTCGCGGTATGCAGCTTTTGGGTATTGAAAATGGTTCTGCACAATTCACCCCAGAGCTTCTCAAAGGACAACTTCTTGAGATAAAGAACCAGCGTCTTTCAAAGATCAGTGACCTCGATCAAAAACTCAATACAGCCGTTATGACAGCTGAAAATGCACGCGCTGATAAGGAATTTAGCGTTATGAAGGAGCAAATGGATTACGTCAGACAGCTCAAGCAAGATAAGGCTCAAGCGGTCAAAGATCTGGCAAGTGGTGATCAAGACCTTATGAAGAAGGCTGATTTCTTTGGCAATGAAATTTATGACGCAATTTCAGGACTCAGTGGCGCACAAAAAACAGCAGCACTCACAAAACTCAGTACGGAACTTGGTATACCTGTGGCCTATCTTCTTGGAGCAGCAGCAAGTACTAGACAGGATCGTATCAAAAAGACTTCTAGTAGTAGCTCTACATCAACAGCGAGTAAGAAAACAGCTATCACCAACATCACCAATCGACTCAATAGCCGAACTCCAGACTCAAAAGGATACTCAGTGAGAGGAAAGGATAACTATGTTGATCCAGATGAGTATCTCAGTATGTATAAACAATGGTCAGATGCAGGGTATACTGACAAAGAGTGGCTCTCACAATTCCCGGCTAAAACATACATAAACCCAGCTTCATACGGACTCTTGCCAGAAAATATGAAACCAAAGACCACCGCAGCACGAAAAGGATAATATCAAATCAAAATGCCATTCAATATATTCACCGGACAAGATGATACAGTAACGAAAGAACCTTCATCCGGGAGTCATTTTGATATCTTTTCAGGGGAAAGCACAGCGGAGCAGCCTACTAAGCAACGCCCAAGTCTTGATAGAACTGGATTCTTTTCTTCTCCAAATCTACTAAAAGCGGATAGTGCTGTTTCAAATGTTGTAAGTCGATTAGTTGGAAAGTTCAAACAAGGGTTTAAGGTACCAGATACATCCTTAGCTCCTATTGTAAATGAGGCAAAAGACTTTGCTTCTACAGTCAAAGATACTGCTATAAATATAGGTAATAACGTGATTGAAGGGGTAAAACACCCTTTGGCTCGACTTGAATCAGTAGCTCCTGATATTACAAAAGTATTAAATCTCAATCAGCAATTTACACCTGAACAACAAGCCTATGAAAAAGATAAGTTTATAAACGCCGTAATTGGCTTTACTGGAAATGCAGATTTCAGCGCAGGCGCCATATCTGGTAGTAAAATTCCTAAACCAATTCTTGATTTCTTTGCAAAAGAATCAAATCCAGAAGTCATTAGTACGGCTATACAAAAGACGTTTAAGCTTGATCCAATCCTTGCCGATGAAGTTAGTGTTGGCCTTTCAAAAGCAAAGACCGCTTCAGAAGTAAAACAAGCCCTGCTTGAGTTTAGAACATCTACTCCTACTGCATCTGTAGTGCCTGAAATTGCCGGAGTCCCATCAAAACAAGAGGCAAAATCAGTCGTTTCCCGTGTAGTAGAGGAAGTAAAAGCTACGGTACCAGCAGAACCTATTGCGAAAACACCTGTAGTACCTAAAGAAGATGCACTCACTACTGAAGCTCGTAAGTATAAGAGTGCGGAGGAGTTCGTTGCTTCTCAAAGAAAAATGTATAGAGGTACTGCGACTCCTCAATCAGGTGATCTTGATGTTGCAAATACATACGGTCTTGCTTATGGAAAGGGTGCATATCTTGCTTCTGAAGAGTCTTTTGCAAAGCAATATGGAAATAATATATCAGAACTCTATCCAGTTCTTAAAAAACCTTTTGCAATGGATAAAGAAGTTTCCCCACAATTTCTTGTTCAATTTAAGAAAGATTTCCCTTCATATAATGAAAAATACGGTACGACAGGTGAAGACATTCATTCATTCTTGCAACAAGATGATGCAAATGAATATCTGCAAAAGCATGGATATGATGGACTTATTGATGCTGCAAGTGAAGGGTCAAAGCAAACAATCGTCTTTGATCCAAAGAATATAAAAACAAAATCCCAACTCATAGATATCTACAACAAAGCAGTAGGAGAGACTAAACCAAAGCTTCAAGTCTCAGAAGACCAAAATCTTATAACACAACACAATATATCTGAGAGAAAACTTCTATACGCACATGAAAAGGGTGGTCTTCCTGTTCCTAGTCTCGCTATTGCAAATAAAAATACACCACTAACAAACTTTGGTGAAATTACCCTTATTGGAGATAAGCAAATGATTGATCCTTCAGAGAAGGAGAACAAGGTATTTAATGCCGATGTATATTCAAAACGCTTTCCTCGACTTGAGACTACTGTAAAGTCAATGGATCCAGTACAAAAAGTTATTGATGAAACGAAGGACTATTTCACAAACCTTGACCTTCCAGAATGGATAAACTATGACAAGGCAACTTCAATACAGTCAAATATTCAGGATGAAGGTATTGATGGAATGAAAAGAGACTTTGCTGTTCAAAGAGCTTTTGCAGCAAAGAACGAAATATCACCTACTTCTACCTCAACAGAGATTGAAGACTATGTAAACAATAAAGAAAATCGGGCACGATATCAGTCTTTTGTAGAAGATCTTTATAAACAGATAGTACCATCTGAAAGAATATTTAAAGGTTTTACTTATTCAGGTCGCCGACGTTACTCTCCTGCTACTATAGAAAACATCATTAAAGAGATGAAAGGGGCAGTAAAAGATACAGAAGGTTTCAACTATGGGGTCGCTTCTATTCGCGCATCTCAAGCAAAACAGTTTAAAACACTTGATTCAATTCTTAAAAACAGAGGAAAAATTGTCTCAGAGAATGACATGGAGCTGATTAAAGATGGCTTCGATAGGGAATTTAATGAACTACTAGATACATATGATATCTCAGATCTATCTACATTTACTGAAAATCTTAAAGATTTTTTGAAAGGAAAAATCCGTCTATCGGAATTCAAGCAATACACCGGTATCTCAGATGAGGGGGCTAGTGCGTTTGTACAATTTGCAAAACAACTCAAAGAAGCACCTACAGAGTATTTTGAAGTAAAAAAACAGAGGCTTGTTGGAATTGGTGAATTTAAAACCGCAGTAGTACCAAATGATATATCTATAAATGCTAGAAAAGTACTTGAAGATCAAGGCATTGAAATTGTTGAGTATGATCCTCAAATAAAAGGCGATAGAGAAATAAAGATTAAAGATGCTGCCGATAAAAATAATATCGCATTTAGAAAGGGTGTAAATGAATTCTCAGATGGTATTACTCCACAAGAAGCGGAAGCAAAAATCCGTGAGCTTTTTGACGATCATGAAGTTCAACTCATTACAGGAGAAGATATTGGTTCTCTTATCAAAATGGATGACTCAGAGAGCATACTACGAGGTTTTCACCAGCCAAAGCGCGTTATTGCAGATCTTATTGGTCTTGTAGAGAGAGATGGAAAGGTATCCAACTCAACCCTATACCATGAGTCATTTCACGCATACATGGAGAATTTTGTAGCACCCGCTGAAAAAGCCAATGTAATTAAGTACATAATGGAAAATAAGGTTACAAATGCTGCAATGAGAGTGAAGTACTCAGATAAGAACTACCCTACTCTTGAAGAGAAGGCAGAGGAGTGGCTTGCAGATGATTTTGCTAATTTTGTAAAAACTGGCAATGCAGATGCGCCCCTCAGAAATTTCTTCCAGCGTATTCTTGATCGTATTCGCAAATGGATCAGAGGTATAGGAAAGCTGGATGATCTGTATGAACGCATACTGAAAAAAGATCGTTCAACAGTAAATCCAAAGACTGCTTCAAAGAAACCCTCCATGTCAGTTGATGGTGAAAAAACACCGCAAGAAATTCTTGCTGAGGCAGAGGCGAGTGCAAAAAAACCAGGTGGACAACAGGATCGACTACGGGGACTCGCTGAAATAGCACGCAATAGTGACACCTATGAGGACTTTATCTATAACATTTCAAATAACTCTCTTCTTAAAGAGTGGCGTGCTGATGTGCAGGAATCAGGATTCAACCATTTTGCTAACTTCTACAAAACACAGAAATCTCTTAAAGAAGGTGTTGCTCCTGTAATATCGAAGCCTATTGCAAAATCAGTTGCTCAAGTTATAGAAGAGTCTCCTTCACTTATTACCACCCCTGAAATCAAAGTAGAATCTGCTCGATCAGTTCCAGAGAGTAAGATACAGCTATCCCCAGAACTTCAAAAGATGAGCGATGAGATCAGTATTAGAAAAGATAGTCTTGAAGGGTTCTCTCAAGGACTTCCTATTGGAGATCTTCAAAAGTATGTGATGACTTCAGGTGATATGGAAGGTCGTTTTCCTGAGGTAACAGGAACTGATACCGCTTCATACCTTGCTGATATTAAAAAACGTCTCGCTTCTCCGAAACTCAAAAACAAAGATACAATCAAAAACCTTCAAAATATCCTTGATTTTGCAAAGAATGGCGATGCAATAGTTACTGAATATGGTTTTAACAGTGTTGAGGATGCCACTGATGCATTTGAAAAATACACTCAAGAGAAAAATGCTATACGTGATCTTGAAAAAGAGTATCGTATGAAAAAGAGAGAGTTTATCGCTGAAGAACGCGACCGATACGCAATTGAAGGTATTGTAACTAAGCAGGAAAAGCTTGATGCACTTAGAAAAGTTGAAGCAATTCTCCGAGAAGAGGGTAGAAATAGAGCCCAAAAGATCAAAGCAATTGCTGATCACTTTAAGATCCCGGATAGTCAAATGAAGAAGATAGTTGGTACAAAAGATTTCAGACTTCTTAGTGATAAAGACTTTGAAAACCTGCTCAAAAAGGTACAGGGTATGGCCTATGATGAAGCACAGCTCACAGAGGCGCGACTTATGGTCCAACAGACTATTGATGCAAAGGATCTAAAGAAAGTTGAAAACCTCCGACAAGCAATGAAACTTCCAAAGATTGAGAATATGAGCCTTAAGCAGCTTGATGAGTTTGATACTCTTCTCAATTCGTTTGAAATGGGAGATGAATTTCTTGGTATTCGACAACTTGAAACCCTCAAAAATACTGATATAGCAGATATCCATACAAAACGTGAAGCACTTGAGTCTCTCGCAAAGAGTACTGGATCTACGGTTGCAGATCTCCAAGACATTAAGATAAATTGGCTCAATAAGTTTGAGTCTGGTACTTCTCTTGCCCGCCAAAACCCATTCTTTGAACGTATGGTAATGGATACGAATGCTGCAAAAATAAGTGCCGGTATTCGCTTCCATGAGTTCAAAAATGAACTTAACCAACTTCTTATCAATGCACGAAAAACACGATCCCGTGGTCTTGTTGATAGACTTGTACCAACTGATGAACTGATATTCAGATGGCTTGAGGCAAGTGATAAAGAGGCAGTAGCAAAAACTATGACTCCACAAGAGATACAAGCTGCTCAATTTATACAGAAAAAATATGCAGAAATACGTGACTATCTTGTAGAACAGGGCGTACTCAAAAAGTATCGGGAGAACTATATCACCCATATTAGAAGAGGTTTTCTTGAAGCACTGAAGGATGGTGGTCCATTTAGAGGGTTCAAAAATGCTATAAAAGAGCTATTTGATAACTATAAAATGGAGGAAGCAAACTTCAATATCCTCAATGATCAAACAGGTGAAATCCTCCCGCTTGAGAAGTTTTTCAAGTACTCAATGGCACGATCAGATAAACTGATTCCATCAAAAAATGTTGCAAAGGCCGTAATGAATTACGTCCGAACATTTGAAACTAAAGTAGCACTTGACTCAATTGTTCCAAAGATTGATGTGTATGCTCACGCCCTTACCCCAGGACGTATGACTCCCCGTGGTCTTGAGTATGATTCCTCTATCAAGCGGTTTGTAAAACAATGGTTGAATACTCAAAAAGGACGTCCGGTCGATATAGGATTTATCAAAGCAGGGGATAAGCTTGATTGGGCTATCCGAAGTGGTGTTGCGCTCACTCGCGTGCTCGATCTTGCCCTTAATATACCTGTTGGACTTGCTTCAAATGTTGGTGAACAGGTTATGACATTTACTGAGCTTGGTGCTAAACAGTATGCAAAAGGACTAGCTCGATCTCTCTCAACCCAAGGGAAGCTCATCATTAAACACTATGAAACCATGGTTGGTGAGACGCTCTGGACACGACTCTCTGACACCTCTAAGGATATAGGGGATAAGTTCACTGAAACATTCTTCTCACTGTTTAGTATTGCAGCACGAAAAGCAAACGTAGTGGAATTTCTAGGAATGCTCTCGCCTGAAGAGTTTAAGACAGGGGTTATTTCATCTCAACGTCTTGCCGAAATGAAAAATGCTATGGGCAAATGGCGTGCTGTAGAAGATGCTCCGGGATCTCTATTGGGTAAAACGGCTATTGGCTCTGTGTTCAAACAGTACAAATCCTGGGCGTACCCTATTGCAAGTACCACACGAAATAACATTAAGGTCCTTATAAAAATGGCAAAGGAAGGTAAAAACCCTACCAATAGTAAGGAATTTGCTGAACTCTTACGCGTAACTCTTGCCACCGCCGCGATCCTCCTTGTTTCATACGGAGCATATAAAAAGCTTGATTCGACCAAGAGCCGCACATTTATGGAAAATCTCGCCTACAAATCAATGGGAGATGGACTCTCACTCTTTGCAGGTCTTTCACCTGCTACATGGGGCACTACTCCTCGCCTGATTGCCTTTCTTAATGATCTCTCCACGTCAGTGGTAACGGTAGGAGCATCTCTTATAACAGGCAATCGAACATCGGAAGGAAACATTCCAGGTGCCACAGTTCTCAAACAAACGATCACTCCAAAGATAGTAAAGACTCTTAGTCCAAGTGCATCTAAGGATGATCCAGCAACAGCTGAAGTACGGAAGGTATATAACGAAGCTCAAGCTCTTATAGGTGAAGGTAGACAAGAAGAAGCAGACGCTCTTGTATCAAAGGCATTTCCAGAAACTCCTGAGGGTGATGCTGGGTATGAGATATACAAAAAGCTCAAAACTGCTGATAAGAAAAAAGAGACTGAACAGGCAGTTCTTGGTATGAAAGATACGGTAGACCAGGTGTATAAACTCAAACAAGATGGAAAGGATGATGAAGTTCAGGCCATTGTTGATGCAATGACTGATGATGAATACCATGCGTATGAACTTGCAAAAAAACGCTTCCCACCTGACGGATCAAAGCCTCAATACACTGCGGGGGAAGAGGTTCCAGAAGATAGTGTTATAAATTCAGTGCTCACCTATGCAAAAGCAATAGGTACTGATCCAGTTACTGCATTTAACCGGATATTTACCGGCCAGCATATTCGACGTGTTGATAATGGGGCAATTATTGTAAACAGAATGTCTCTCTCTGATTCAGAAGCAGTCAAGAAGTCCCAGGGTGCTACAAAAGATATGAGACTTGACCACACGGTCCCACTTGAACTTGGTGGATCGAACAATAAGGGTAACCTAAAACTCGTACCTGAAGCTGTATGGGCATCGTATAGTCCAGTAGAAAACTATCTTGGTAAAGCTCTTCGAGAAGGACGTATATCTAAAAAACAAGCACAAAGCCTCATTCAAGATTTCAAAGAAGGGCTCATCACCTTTGAAGGGATTCAGTCCCAGGTAAAATAGTACTTGACATAGTAATGTATGAGTGGTACCGTTGTTATATGTCTACATTACGTGCACACAAAAACAAAGAAGGATTAAAAACAATATTCCAAGCAGCGATATTTTATACAGCGCCAATGGTAGTGTTTGTTGCAATTATCCACCTTTTTCTTTTTGTTGCCTCTAAAATTTACGGAAACTAGGTTATAATAAACCAATGATAAAGTTGTTGATCCTAAATTCTCCTACAGAAATAGGGGGAGATATCAAAGTAATTTTTTAGGAATTCTCCCAGTTCTTTTTGGTTTTAAGGTAAGCGCTTTTTCTATAGACCAGCCATTATACATTCTAAAATATACAGTGTTGTATTTTAGTCCAAATTTCTCTGCCCATTGGGATAGTGTTCTTTTCTCACCTCTAAATTGTAAAATTTTATTTGTAGTTTTATTGTTAGACTGTTCTTTAGTAGAAGCCCATCGACAGTTTTCTTTGCAGTAACCTTTTGAGTTATCAATACGATCCAAAGTCAGATTTTCTTTATAAGAAAATCCCATGTCTTCGTAAAATCCTTCAAATTTCAACCATTTCTCACAAACTTTCACCCCTTTCTCGTAATAGTCTTTATTTTTAGGGTTATTACATCTGTAATTCATTACATGCCATATGTTGTAAATCCTCATATTATACTTTCCATGAGTTCTATGATTATCTTTATGTAAACATCCGCAACTATTTGTATTCCCTGAAATTACTGAACTTGCTACGAGATCTATCTTTTTTCCACAGTCGCACTCAAATAACCAGATAGCTTTATTAAAATTATTGGATCCAATCCTACTAATAGCTCTTAATCTACCATATTTATTACCTTTTATTTGGTTTGCTATTCCCATAAGAATTTCAGATTATATATCATGTCTTTATATCATATAATATATATGTTACAATTTCAATATGATAAAGATTTTAGTATTAAACTCACCAACTGAAATAGGTGTAGAAATTTCTAGTTGGTTTAAGGATCTCGATATCCAGGTAACATATAAGGTCCTTGAACCTTCTCCTCTTCCAAAATTGAAAGCTACTGGAACATTCTTCAATGGGAATATACGGTATACCGTCGATGTTATTGATGATGTTCGATCTTTCATCGAACCAATGCAGTATAACTATGTTCTCTACCTCTACAATGCTTCAGACTACCCACAATCATGGACAACGGGCGGCTATACCGAACCTCGACAAATCTTTCCGGGTACTGGTCTTGCAACGATCCGTCGTGACGGCAATGAAGCAGACTATGCTATTCATGAACTCCATCACCTATTCAGTGGGAGGCTCTCTTTTCTAGGGTATCCCTGCAATGATCAGATGGATCGAACCCTCGTAAAAGGAATATACATGGACTATTGGAAGAACTGGGGACTCAGTAGGCTTGATAAGGACTCAAACCATGCACTCACCTGGCACGCAATCTATCCATACCGTGAACACTTGGGAGAATTTCCCCCTACTATGAAACGTGAAATGAAAAATCCATGGGTATCAGCATGGCAGAGTATCCTTAATGAAAAGGGGTACTTCTACGCGGGGATCACAAGCTACTTTGGCCCACTCACCGAGAAAGCGACTATTGCTTTCCAAAAGAAGCACGGTCTTGTTACAGACGGTATCGTAGGTCCAAAGACAATGAAAGCTATATGCCTAAAAAAAAACTAACAATTGACCCTATAAAGCAATACAAGCTCCTGCCACTTGTCGAACGTAAGGCGCTAGAACTCATCAGATTGTGTGCAGAAGCCGGTACACCGATACGAATCACTGAAGGGTATAGATCACCCGAAAGGCAGGCTCAACTCTACGCACAGGGCCGTACAGCTCCAGGGAAGATAGTTACAAATGCAAAGCCAGGAGAATCAATTCACCAATACGGATGTGCCTTTGACGTAGTGTTCGTAAAAACAGGATATGAAGGTAATTGGGAAAAACTAGGCCAAATGGGAAGAATGCTTGGTTTTGCATGGGGAGGAGACTTCAAATCAATAAAAGATCGTCCTCACTTTGAACTTACTATGGGATATCGAATGATTGACTTCAAAAACAAGAAAGTGGACTACTCAAGATACCAATGATGTATACTGAAGTAGTTATTATCAAGTAATTTATATATTTATGGAACAAACTGGTCCAACAATTCAACAAGTGATCACACAGATCACGACAACGGTAGCAGCCGTAAGTGCATTCACCACGCTTCTATCGCTTGGTATCACTGAGTATGCAAAAAAGTTCACGAATAGTTCAAAGGTAGTAGCAGTATTTGCCCTTGTCTTTGGATTCCTCGCAGGGATCACCATCATGCACCTCACCGGACAAACATGGTTTTCTCCAATGTCACTCCTTGTAGCATTCACCGCATCTATTGCAGCTCCAGGTGTATACTCAGTGAGTAGCACTCTTCTCAAGAAGAAGGATGAGCAAACGGCATAGTAAGCAACATACAACACAACAGCCCTATAAACGGGGATGTTGGAGATGTAGAGCATTTGCTTTCTGTCTCTTTATCGTAGGTCACTATCTATGCAAGAAATGCACAAAATAGTATACTGACACTCCAGAATATGGACGATACGGCTCCGGCTATATCTATCCATCAATCTGCAAAACGACACCCATTGGGGGTGTTTTTTTGTTGGTTATCCACACAATATGTATGCAAGTACTTGCTTGCATACAAGTATCACAATATACTTAATACACCATAAAAGGTATGGCTTTATAAGTAATCTTTAATTTATGATCTCAAAAAAAACTCGCGTAAAAAATGGAAGACTTGGAGGACAGGCAACATTTGAAGCGTATGGATCTGAACACTTCAGTACTATTGCAAAGAAAATGCACCGAAAGCGAAGACGATTGTTGAGAATTGCAGAAAAAGAGGCGTCTGTATCGAAGAGGTAGGGTGTGGATAATTTGTGAATTGTGTTCTTAGTGTGCACATCCTATAGGGATAGAATCATCCCAAAAGTGGAAAAGTTCCTGTGGAAAACTTGTGAATAACAAAAGTTTTCCTTAGTTTGTCACAGTGAAATCACAGGTTTTCCACAGCAAAAATAGCTAAAACATTAAAAATAACCTTATTTATCAATGAGACGTATAGGTTTATCCACAGTTGGGTCACTATATATATGCTCTTGTAATTATTTATGGATAAAAATCAAGTAGTTCAAAGGATCCCGGTTACTCAAGCGATCACGCCGGTCCAGGAAAGGTGGCTCTACGAACACGGAGGTAGAACCAAAGAACATGTACTCATACAAGATACTAGCCTCTACATACTCATGAAACTTGCCGGAGGCGGGTACGAAAAGATCTTATTACCATAATAATATCCTCCCCATACTTCTCTTTCTTATAGCTAGACATGTCAGTGCATATCTATAGGGTGGGGAAGTATGGGGAGATCAAAACAACTTATGAAAAAACTGATTATTTTAACAAGTTCACTGCTCATTCTGGTATCTTTAACAGGATCAGCACACGCCTACCAACTCCCACGTTGCTACTACCCTGCTACAGGCAAACGCTACATTCCCACTGAAATCCACAAAACTAACTCGGGATATAGTTGCTATGTCAATGTCGGAGGGAAACTAAAATCAATGGGTGTCGCAACTCTTGAAGAGCCTACAGGAATTAAAGGCTATGAGAACGACAAAGTACTCACCTCAATCGGCCTCCTTACGATTAAAAAAGTAAACGACAACATCTACGGTACAGGATTTTGTCTTATGGATAGAGATATATGCTACCCCCTACAGAGTGACTATGGGAGATATTTATTAGCTAATGGCACAATTCAATAACATGGAACATGATATGTTTTATTGGGGTTTTGTATTCGGAGCATTATTTATCGTCATTGGTTTTGTAATTTCTGACATGGTAGTAAAGCCAGAATGGTACTGCGAAGTCGGACAATCAGACAGTATACGGGTGTGCTTCCGTACAGAATCAGAACGGATTGAGTACACCAAAGGAAATCAATGTGTCAGTTTTAACCAAAAACAAGAGTAGAGATATATGAAGAGATACAAAATCATATATGCCGATCCCTCGTGGTCTTATGAAAGCAGACCTTTGCTACCCACTCTCCAATCAATATGGACGATATTTATTAACTAATTCAATTATTCAGTAACGGAGTGAAACAGTAGTATGAAATATATTATTACCGATAAAAACGAAGCAAAAATTGGTGGTATGTATCATCAAGACATGGGAAGAGAGTGTGAAGGAAAAGTTATTGCTGCTGGTCACTGCTCAAAGAATGAAGATGGCACATATACAGTTTGGGGAAATAGCTATGGTTATGGAATAGAATCAAAACCCGAAGATGCAAAGCTCCTCACCGACCTATTATCAGAACAAACAGTGAAGTAATGATGAAAACGAAGATAACATTTTTTTCTTCAGAACCATCTAAAAAATACCCACATCTTTGGAGTGATGGCTGGTGTGTATGTATTAAAAGGTTTTTAGGAATTAAATATCTGTATTGGATTAAATAATTACCAACCCAACCCACACCACAGGGCTAATCCTGTAGTGAGAGAGAAATATGAAAGTAAAAGATTTGATGGCACTGTTCGATGAAAAAGACATGGAGAAAGAGGTTTATATGGCTTCTGATGCGGAAGGTAATGATTATTCAAAACTTGCAGATGCTTCTGACCAAATAAAGGTTGCGCGAGAGGGTGGAGAAGTCGATATATATAACACTGATGAACCAGAAGAATACGAAGGAGAAAAAACCGAAGAAGTAATAGTTTTATGGAGAGTATAATTTAACAGCAAACAATAAGATAAGAAATATGAAAGAAAAAGAAAAAGCGTACTCTATTTTCCTTGATGCTATAAGTTATCGTTTGGAAGTACTCGGCGAAAATATCAATCAAAAGTATTTACCAGAGGAAGTAGTAAGAGATTATAAAGATAAAATTGATTATCTTTTAAAATTAAGGGATGTATTCTTTTAATTATTAACAACGAGAGATCATTCTCTCACATAACAAGGTGGTATACCTCAAACCTATGACTAATAAATTTCTAAAACGGGATTTAGACCCAAGAACAATGACATATCGTTACTCTGGGGGAAGTTCAACATCCCACCAAAGAAATACCCAAAGTGGGAAGATGTACCAAAAAATCCAAACCTATACGTGAGACCAGGAAGACCAAAACCATCAATGGCATTCCTCCACAAGAGTGCAATCAAACATATCGAAGAGTTCAAGGATTTCACAGTGGATAGTGATATGGAGTTTCGTTCGTTATGCTCACAGAAGTTTGCAGAAGCATTTTATCAAGTAAATAAGTAACACCTATGAACACAGACACACAAGAGTATGGTATAGCAAAAAAAGTGGTACAATTATAAAAACACTGTTATGGAAAAATCACGCCATCACCGTAGACCAAAATCTCAAGGTGGAGCAGATCACCCACCTAACACCATCAAAGTACCTCACCATCTTCATGTGGCATACCATATCCTTTTCGGGACTATGACACCACAAGAAATTGCAGAAGAGTTGAACGCTCGTTGGATTGATCCAAAATATCAGTTCTTAGTTTTACCCAAGGCTATTGAACCTCACTATTAAACCCAACCGTTATGTTACTACTCTTATTTTTTGCAATCGTCTGGCTTCGTATTGACCACGATGAACACCTCCTCAATGAAAAAGCTGGTATGAAACCAAAACTTCCAGACCATGAGGACTACTCCGTGATATACAAAGCTCGCTGCTAAACGTACTTCCTTGAAAAACCAAGGATTCTAACCCTGTCTAAACAGGATGAAAGCCCCTTTATTGGTAAGGGGCTTTTTACTTTTCCACATCTAACCGCTTGCATACATTTTAGCGGTTAGATATACTAAAGAAGTCGATCATTATTAGGTATGGAATAATTAACACTATGAAAAATAAGCCAAAGAATCCAGCAGCAGTAGCACTTGGATCCTTAGGAGGAAAGGCATCCTCAAAAGCGCTCACAAAGGCACAGCGCGTTGCACGTTCAAAGAAAGCGGTCGCAGTACGGGAACAAAAGAGAGCATTGAAATGAAATCAGAAGGCTTTCTAAATCGCGGTACAAGCACGCTAGGAGGGGCTTCAACCCTTAATCGAGGAAATACTCGTCTAGGGTCCCAAAGTCGTATCAGGCACTCAGCAGGACGCTCAGGACGAATGGTACACGGCGTAGAGATATGGTCCCTCCAAGAAGCCGATAAAAAGATCAAGGAGTACATATTTAAGCGAGATGGATACAAATGTGTCGTAACAGGAGACTTAGACTTCCTCACCCCAGCCCACTTTCATGGCCGAGGAAACTACGCAGTACGTTTTGATCCGGACAACCTCATCACTCTCAACCTATGGACACACCAGGTATGGGAGACAAAGGAGATGAAAGAAACTGAACATAAGGACTTTATGATCAAATTCTTGGGTGAAAAACGCTTCAGACACCTCAATTGGAAAGCAAACCGTCCAATGACAAAGGAGAAAAGTATCATCGAGTGCATGAAATTCTTGGGAGCATTACCAGTAAACAAATAAACTATGGACAATGAAAAAATAGGCATAACTTACCAAGCAGATGAACTAGAAGTGAGAGATGATCGCCATATCTTTTATGGAAGAGAACTTAGTGGAAAACAATTAGTCATCATCCCTAAAAATGCCTACAAGATGTTTGAAACTGACTCAACCTATGTATTAGAAATGATCCCTTGGCAAGAAAGGGAACCTAAAAACTAACCCTATGGCAGCAAAAAAGAAAGCAGGAAAACAAATAGGTCTTAGTGTAGAAGAGACTCTCAAAGAGATCAATAGTAAGTTCGGTGCAGGAACCGTAGGAACGCTTGAAGGAGCGGCTATGGACATCGAGTCAATCACGACTGGATCGTTTGGTCTCGACCTCGCACTCGGAGTCGGTGGACTTCCCAAAGGTCGCCTCGTAGAAATATCAGGTATGGAAGCATCGGGTAAGACAACTCTTGCCCTCCATGTGGTAGCAGAAGCACAAAAAGCAGGGGGATTGTGTGCCTTTATAGACGCAGAACACGCCCTAGATCCTCTATACGCCCAAAAGATAGGGGTAAATACTGCAAACCTCATCATCAATCAACCAGACAACGGTGAGCAAGCCTTGGAGATTGTAGAGACAATGGTACGAAGTGAAAAGTTCTCTGTAATCGTCGTTGACTCCGTAGCTTCCCTTACCCCAAAGGCAGAACTTGAAGGCGAAATGGGAGATGCAAACATTGCACGTTTGGCACGCCTCCTTGGCCACGGCCTTCGTGTATTGGTCCCATTGGTATCAAAGAGTGATACAGTCCTCATCTTCATTAACCAGATCCGAACCAATCCAGGAGCATTTCCTGGTACAAACCCAGAATACACACCAGGAGGAAAGGCATTAAAGTTCTACTCATCGGTCCGTATCGACATGCGTAGAATCTCACAGATCAAAAAAGGAGAAGAGATAGTCGGATCACGAACACGAGCAAAAGTAACTAAGAACAAAGTATCTGCACCATACCGTCAGACAGAATTTGACATCATGTATGGACAGGGTATCTCATTTGAAGGTGAACTTCTTGTAACGGGTGAAAAATATGGCGTTATTTCAAAGAGTGGACACTCATACAAGTACGGAGAAACTGTACTTGGAAGAGGCTATGACTCAAGTCGTATCTACCTACGCCAAAACAAAGACATTGCTACCCTCATCAAGCAACAGATCGTAAGCGCAATCGAAGCAGAAAAGGTCGAACTATCTGAACAAGACATTGAAAGTAGTAACGAAGCAGGAGAATAATATGGATTTATTCAAAATTGTAGTAGTAACCGCCTTCGTTCTCATATTGATTTTTGCAGTTATAAAGAGCTGTAAAAAGGAATATATAGAGGGAGATGGTGAACCTCTCATACCCGCACCACGATACGATCACGATGACATGATTGATTCAATGATTTATCTAACGCACTCAAAAAACTACCACTCACTACCTCCTCTTAAAAATCTATCCAAAGAGAAGCTACCGGATAATCAATCAATACCAGGGGTACTATGCTTCACCATAGACGACAATGGTCCAGATGAGATCACTGTCTACAATCGAGCAGGAGAACCAACGACAATACAGGGTTATGAAACTTCAAAAGGAATCGACATCGACACATTACAAGCACCTAACGTAGCATCAAAATAGTATGGCAAGATTTACTATTGAACAATATGAAATATATGGGATTGTACTAGATGACGGTAGCTTATGTAAAACCACCCAATCCGGGTGGTTTTAATTTACTTCGATACTTCCGACTTCTTTATGACCCTCTTCAGGTGTCCGGCACTGAGCGCAAGACCGATCAGAAATAGTATTAACAATCCCTGTACTTGTAGCATCCCAATACCAATTATAAAAAGTACTGATATGGTGATTAAATTGTCCGTATGCTTTATAGGATCTTTCTTGAGTTTAGTACCTTCACTAATAATCAAGATTCCCAAGAAAATGATTACTAAAGCAGCAAGAAATCCAACGGATTCAATTTGGTATAGCAACATAATTATCACAGCATTTACTATACCGGATAGTATTGCCAATCCTCCAACAACAAAAGATTCGATTTTCAAAATACGAAGAGTTTTATCTATTTTTGTCATACCTGCAAGGTTTTTACTTAATAAATGCAAAACACCGCCACGGAGGTGGAAAACCTTGCAGGGTAAACCACTCCGTAGCGGAGCTTCAACTGCAAGGTTTAGATATTGTTTTGTACCTGTAGTATATCAGAGTTATGCACTTGTGTAGTTACGTAACACTGCTTGACAGGGAGCGTTCCCTGCGTAGTATACTGAAAGTATTATCAATGGACCCAAAGACTGAAAAAGCCGCTATTGATCAGATAACGGCTCCTCAGTGAGTAATGACGAAAAAACAAAATCTGTGACGACGGCCTCAGGAAATTTCCTGAGGTTTGTTGTTTCTCCTCAAAGAACAGGTACTACCGGTACACCGTCTCACGAACAGTAGTACGAGGATTACGACGAGCGTATTCTTCAGTAACTATATGCCCAGTGATGGCGTCACGATAGATGTAGTAAAGTTTGGTCATAAATAATTTATGTTCAAAATTACTTCTACTAACTGGTTTCCAGGATGCACTACCGACGGCTATCCGGCGAATTGAGGGTAGTTCACCAACTCGGGTCACCATAAACGAAAAAATCGCGTTGACTGAAGACAACACCAAGGAGAATTGAAGATTCATTGTAGTAAAAATTCTATCCCTTTGATTGCTACACCAAGGTTTCCCTCGATGTTGCCTTCAACAAACGCGATTAGTTTTGGATTAAATTTTACTTCATTGATTCTTCTTCAATAATTACACGATTACTCGCGCTTCTTAGTGTAGCAGTAACATTATAAACCACTTTTAATATCTATTGCAAGCATTTTTCCACAACTACACAGTAACTACTTCCCGATACTCCTCTTCAGTAAGGTTGAGATCGCATACTCGGCAATGGTAGATATATTCGGTATGTTCGACATTACCACTGTCGATATTCACACCCCCCTTATACTTATCGAACGCCTCATAGAAGCACGCTGGGCATTGCACTGTAACCATAGTCCATTTTTGTGCCAATACACCTTGTGGTGCATTTTCAATCATACAAACTGCTATATCAGTCTCAGAGAGATTCTGAGCGGCAAATCTACTTGCTGCACTAGAAACTTTTGTTCGAGGAAATTCCATATAGGAATTATACCACGCTATTTATTGTCATTGTCTTCAGTTTCAGTAAATGGCAACTGCATCGTATCTCCAAATTTAGGCGATGCTCTTTGTAGCATTCTATAAAAACCGTCCCATGTTGTAGATCCTCTCATGAGAAAGATAAGATTTTCAAGATGTCTTTTTAGTTCCGGTGTTCCAAAATCTTCTGTCATATATTGATGATGAGTGCGCGCTCTATGCCCAGATATTTGACGCGGATTGAGTTCTTTGAGTTTCGCAACCACTCCAGGTGCAAGACGTGAGTACACGATATCATTTGTCCAATGTCCAATATAACTGGGCTTGTTCTTTGTTGCCGGAGGATATGTCATATTCTTGAGACGGAATAGCTGTTGATAAAATTCATCAGGAAATCTCTTTGTCCATTTTGCATATTCACCAGTGATGTATTTATCAAGGATCTTTTGAAGCGCATCTCGATCTCGTATCTCTTGATATCCGGTTGCCTCATCAACAAGTGCAACAATACCTACTACAGCAAGTCCCCTGACGAGGATTTCACATTGTTTTGCAATATGCTTTTGTCTTGGATTCAAAGCACCATTCTCTCTTGCCTCAAGAACAGCATTACAGATATCTGGTAACAGTGTTGCCTCATATCCGTTTGCTGTTTTTCCAGTAGGAAGTTTGAATACGAGTGGACTTTTCGTGCGCGTTAGCACTTCTGTTGAAATATAAGGCTTTAATGACTGTGTTTGTGCAAATTGCTCTAGTTTATTGATTGGTTGCGCGTTAGCACTTTGGAGTTGTTTTCGGCCACCTCCAGTGGACATTCCTAGTGCGGTAAGCATATCACTTTGTATTAGTACTCGCGTACCATCTTCCAAGACATATGCCTGTAATTCAAGCTTTCCGATTTTAAGAGGACGATCTGCCGCTCCGAATATAGCTTTGTTTATTTTTTCTGTTTCCATGTTATCTAATTGTTATTGCTTTTAATATGAGCGCGTCGAACACATCCTGCTGATTTCGCCGGTTATACCGGAAGCAGAACTCGTCGATGTAGCGGTTGAGGTGTTTATCGGTCACATGGTGGTACTGACCGATGATGCCGCGCTTCAAAAGCGCCCAGAAGCCCTCAATCGTGTTTGTATGTGCATCTCCGATCACATACTCGCCGCGGCCATGTCGAACCTTTGAGTGTTCGTATTTCTTCTTGTGAAGTCCGGTATAGCCGCCCCATTCGTCAGTCATGATCCGTGACCCTTCTTTTACTTGTTGTTTGATGATCCGCTGGAGAGACTTGGCAGACACATCTTTCACTTTGCCTGCTCGGACCGAACCACCACGCATCAGTAATCCAAATACCGCAGTCTTGTCCTTAGTGCTACGTCCCTGGTTGTCTCTCAGTCGTTTATTGAAATGTTTGTTTTTAGACTTTCCCCCGATATATGTTTCATCTGCCTCTATAATGCCTTCGAGCATATCACCGTCATCGATCATTGCCTTACGAATGCGCATAAGCATGAGCCATGCAGTGTTTTTGTTTACCTCGATATCGCGTGCCAATTGACGGGCACTGATACCTTTGCGAGCATTGAGTACCAGTGCGATCGCGAGAAACCATCGCTGGAGGTCAATCTTTGTCTTATGAAAAATAGTGCTCACGGTTACCGAAAAAGAGGTATTGCAAGCATTGCAGTGATGACGGTGTTCGTTCGGTGTTACCCGGCGTGATTTGCAGTATGGACACCAAGGCTTGCCATGCCAACGCACTTCTTCAAGATGCGCAAGGCACGCATCAGGCGTAGGAAACTGTTTGTAGATTGATATGATATTCATAGTAAAAGATAGTCGCTACCTTTATATGGGTATCCTATCAGGTACTATAAACCCTGTCAAACTTAATCACTACCTATATCTAGTACAATCCCAATTTTTATACTAAGCTCAAAACTCTCAAACATGCACATGATCCAAAAGATCGTATTACGCTGATTATTCCTCAGTTTCCTATTGACGTGTATATTAAGGGAAAGCATGTCTTTACTTATATTGTAGATTTCAAGGTCTCTACAGCATCTGGAGAGTGGAAATATTATGACGTTAAGGGGATGAAATCTGGATCTGCATATGCAATGTTTCGACTAAAAAAGAAATGTGTAGAGGCGCAGGAGGGTATAGAAATTATAGAAGTATGATCAATTCAACATAAAACAACCTAAAACATTTATTCCATCCGCTCACCCTGAGCTGTTCTATGGCCAAAATAATGAGGGAGTATTTTCATACAAGTGCATTTAATGAGTACCTAGAGTGGGGAGCTATCGACTATGATCTAAGACTCGTTCATTTCATAGTACGCCCGATCAAAGTATGTTTCAGGATACCCATGGTGGACGGATAGAGGAAATGTTTGTATTATTTGAGTATATACATCTGAAAATGATTTTTTAGATTTTATATCTAGGTATGGAAAAGAATAAAACAACTACTGAAAACAATAAGAAAAGTAAGAAAGGTGGTAAACAACCTGGTGCTGGTAGACCGAAAGGTATGAAAAACAAAGCCACTCTTGAAAAAGAGGATTTTCTCAAAGCCTTTCAGGAAGGAGTACAAAAGCGCACAATGGGATTACTCAGTGCCCAATCGTTTCTTGCTCATGGAACACTGAAAGTATTTCGTATTGATACTAGAACTGTTGGAAAAGGAAAAGATGCAAAACGTATACGCGAGAAGCCGGTTATTGTAGAAAGTGATGAGGAAATAATTGCAGCACTAGACTATGCTTTCGCTCAAGGGGAATCACCAAATGATGACGACACATACTACTTCATCTCTACAAAAGACCCAGATAATCAAGCGATCAACTCTCTCCTTGATCGAACTTTTGGAAAACCAAAAGAACAGATTGCTATTAAACATAGTGGATCAGTATCTCTTCTTGATTTACATAATGCGGTAAAAAGCTAATGGAAACACCCATAGTTAGTCCAGAAGAGATAGAGATATTCAAAGGGATGCAAAAATCATCCCTCTATTTCGTCCTCTTGATGTGGAAGTTACGTCCACAACCAGTAAAGAAAGAAAAAGAAGCTGAGTTTAATGCCATGATCTCTCTCAATGGAGAGTACTGGGAGGGCGCAAAACTCTTGATCAAAGCTGATTGGTTTGAGCCGTTTGTCAAAGGCAAACATATTACGTGGCAACAACACTTAATTCTCCTCTCAGTGGATAAGGCAATGAGCGGAAAAGCAAGTCGAAAGATCTCTATTGCTTCTGGGCACGGAATTGGAAAGTCGGGATGTCTTGCATGGATCATCCTCTGGTTTCTCTTTTGCTTTTTTGAAGCTCAGGTCCCCTGTACTGCCCCTACTGCCGATCAAATGTATGACGTCTTGTGGAAGGAATTGAACTTGTGGATTGGGAAAATGCCCGACGGTATTCGTGAGAAATACGATTGGCAAACAAGTTATGTACGTATGGCAGATAGCCCCGAGACGTGGTTTGCGCGTGCAAAGACTGCTTCAAAGGAGAATTCAGAAGCACTTGCGGGAGTCCACGCGGAATACGTCTTAACAGTTGCTGACGAAGCATCTGGTGTCCCCGAACAGATTTTCAACACCGCAGAA